AAGGTAAAATAATGTATGAACTCAAAGAATTTAAATAAAGGAGAAAAATGAACAAAATAATACAAAAGATAGGAGTATGGCACTCCAAGATATTTGGATTTCTTTCTAAAAAAGCAAAGACTTCAAAGTTCTGGGCTATCTTATTAACACTCGCTGTGCTATACGAAATTGTAGAACATGTGGTCTGGCCTATATTAGTGCCTTGGCTAGTGTACTTACAATGGTTTAAGTAATGAAAAAGTTTGAAGTAAACAAGATAACACCATTACATGACTTGTCTTGGTATATAAAATGGACAAGTGCGGTGTTTATATTAATAGGAATGATGTTAACATCTTTAGAAATGACACCATACAATTTATATTTACACTTAATTGGAGTAAGTGGTTGGTTTGTAGTAGGTATGTTATGGCACGATAGAGCATTGATATTTTTAAATGCTGTTGCGATAGCAGTATTCGTAATGGGTATTGTTAAATACCATACTACTTGCACCACTTGTATGATACCATTATAATATATGAAAAGAGATATAATAGAAAGTATAATTGATGTTGGTAGTGGTTTTATTCTAGCAATTTTAATACAGTTGCTAATTTTTCCACTATTTGGATTGTATCCAACCATATTGGACAGTATGGGAATTGCTTTAATATTTACAGTAGTTTCTATGACTAGGTCTGCTATCTGGAGATGGTGGTTTAGGAGAAATGATGCCAGAATTAAAAGATTACTTAATACTAATAAGAATAAGAAAAAATATATTATGGAGTAAAAATGGAAAATTACACCCTAGCCAGTTATCTCAAAGCAATTAATGAAACTAAACAAAATCTGTTAGACACTATAGACCCAACTTGGGAAAAGAAGTATCCACCTTTTGTAATTAACCGTTGTCTATCTATGTTCTATGATACCATAATGCATAGTAATGAAATGAATGGTTTACATTTTTTACCTAAACGGATGCAATTTCACTATTTTATAAATATCATAAGAAGGAAGAAGCGATTTGGTGGGAAATGGCTATCACAAAAGAAAGTCAAAGACCTTGAAGCAGTAAAAGAGTATTATGGATATAGTAATTCAAAAGCAAAACAAGCTCTTAACCTACTTACAGACGGCCAAATTGAAATTATAAAATTGAGCCTAAAAAAAGGTGGGAGAAAAAGATGAGTGAAGACAGAATAAATTGGTCGCAAGGTGATATGTTAGAGGTCACTATCAAGCAACCAGACGATTTCCTAAAAGTAAGAGAAACTTTAACAAGAATTGGTGTTGCGTCAAGAAAAGACAAAACACTTTTCCAATCTTGCCATATTCTACACAAACAAGGCAAATATTACATAACTCATTTTAAAGAGTTGTTTGCTTTAGATGGTAAGAACTCAACCCTATCACTAAATGATATTCAAAGAAGAAATACAATCACATTATTACTACAGGACTGGAGTTTAATAGAAGTTGTTGATAAGACCAAGGTGGAAGACAAAGCACCATTGAGTCAAATCAAAGTTTTACCATTTAAAGAGAAAAAAGACTGGAATTTAGTAGCAAAATATAACATTGGTAAAAAACCAACAGAAGATAAACCAACTACAAAACCTGAAAGTGAAAATGCAAGTCCAAAAGTTTAACGATTACTTAACAGAAGCCAAAACACCTGAAAAGATAAGATTTCTTATTGTTTCAGATGAACCGGAAGATGATAAGAATTTCCATACAGCAAAAAATTTATGTAAGCAAGCAGAAAAGCTTGGTCATAAATCTTATATCTATAGAAACACAGGTGGATGGGTAGATAAAAATGAAGAAGGCGACTTATATTTCCACAATACAGATGATAAAAAAGGATTTAGAGTAAGAGCAAAAGATACTATTGCTCTTGTTAGAGGTTCAGTTGTCCGTAAGGATAGTTGGATGGACTTGGTATCAAGATTAGAAAAACACAATGTTTGTGTTGTCAATAGTAGAGAGGCAATAAACATATGTGCCGACAAATATAGAACTTCATTAAGATTAGCAGATTATGGTGTTAAACAACCTAAATCAGTTTTAATTAATGACCCCGAAAAATCAATGGATGCTTTTGAACAATTAGAAGAAAAATTTCCAATTATTTTAAAGACATTAAGAGGTAGTAAGGGTGTTGGAGTATTGTTTATTGAATCAGAAATAGGATTAGATAGTATTGTACAGGTACTTTATAAGCAAGATGAAGACGCTGACTTGTTAGTACAACAATATATTAAAACAGATTATGATATTAGAGTTTTAGTATTAGGTGGTAAAATACAAGCTGCTATGAGGCGTGATGTTATCCCTGGTGATTTCAGAAGTAATGTGTCACAAGGTGGTAAAGTAAAAAGTTTTGAGTTAACTGAAAATGAAATAGAAGAATGTTTAAAAGCTGCTAAGGCAGTTAATGGTGTATGGACGGCAGTTGATTTCATACCTGCTAAAGATAGAATTAAAGATTATCCTTATATTATTGAGGTCAATTCTTCTCCAGGTACAGAAGGAATTGAAGAAGCAAGTGGTCAAAATATAAGTAAAGAAATCATACAATACTTTGAAGATAAAAAGAATTGGGTTAAAGTACCTAGTGAGTGTGGTTATAAAGAAGTGGTCACAATTAAACCGTTTGGTCAGATTGTGGCAAAATTTGATACAGGTAATTCGGGTATGCCTGTTATACATGCAGATAAAATGAAAGTGCATGGAAGTAAAGTTACCTGGAAGTTATTAGATAAGACAATCACAAGTGATATCCTTCGTACAGAAACAATATCAGTTGGTGGTTTAAGAGATTATGATGAAGAAAGACAAGTTGTAAAATTAGATGTTGAGTTTGCAGGAGGTCTTTATAAAGACATAGAATTTACCCTAGATGATAGGGAAGATAAATCTCCTATTTTATTTGATAGAGAATTTATGAACAGACTAAATGTTATGGTAAACCCACAAAGAAAATATGTGATTACCACAAAGTATAGTTTAGATGATGATAAAAATAAGAAAGGAGAAAAATGAGTATAAACGGAAAAATCAAATGGTTTAATGAAACGAAAGGTTATGGTTTCATTGCCAGAGAAGATAAAGAAAAAGATGTTTTTGTACACTCTTCAGCAGCCCGAGCAGCAAACTTGGATTTAAATGAAGGTGACACAATAACTTTTGATGTTGAACAAACCGAAAAAGGAAATTCGGCAGTTAACTTACAAAAAATATAATATAAAGAAGGAGTGAAAACATAATGGCTAATGTGAAAGTTTTAAGACTTCAGACAGGTGAAGATGTAATAGCTGACCTTATAGAAGGTTCAAAGCGACATACTTTAAAGAAAGCATTTGTAATTATACCAATGCAAGGTAAACCTGGTCAACCAGTACAGTTAATGATGACACCATACATGCCCTATTCGGAAGATGATGATATTGTTATTGACGCTAGTAAGGTTGTGACCATAGTTAGACCTAAAAAAGATATATTAACATCATATCGGACTAATACAAGTACCATCTTTACACCAGATAAAGAACTTATTACTGAAACAAATATACCTACGAATAAGCCTAAATGATTTATGGTGAAAGTAAATTTTATTAGGAATGGAATTGAAACAATTTCCGTAGATGTTCCAGTAGGTCGTACAGTAATGGAGGCCGCAAAAGAAGCTGATATTGAAGAAATACCAGCTGATTGTGGAGGCTCTTGTGCATGTGCGACTTGCCATATTATTGTAGATGATGTATGGTGTGATAAGATAAAGATTGAAGAAAATTCCATGGAACAGGAATTATTAGAGTATGAACCAGGATATATTAAAGGCAAATCAAGATGTGGTTGTCAAATATATTTAACTGAAAATTTAGATGGATTAAAGGTGAAATTAAGAGATAATGAACTTCTATAAAAATGTAATAGAATATAAAGGTAAACTTCTTATCCGTGGTATTGAAAACGGAAAAGATTATAAAAGAAAAATAGATTTTGGTCCAACTCTCTACGCCTTAACAAACGAACATAGTCAATATAAGACTTTACAAGGACAAAATTTAAAACCAATTGAGTTTACATCTATTGATGGCGCTCGTAGATTTAAAAAATTTAATCCCGATAACTCACCTATTTTTGGACTAGAAAGATACCATTATCAATATATTGGTCATGAGTATCCAGAAACTATAGAATGGTCTAAAGATAAAATTAAAATATTCACATTAGATATAGAGTGTAGTTGTGAAAATGGATTTCCAGATGTAGAAAATCCTATAGAAGAACTACTTTGTATCACAGTAAAAAATCAATCTAACAAAAGAATTATAACTTGGGGTGTCGGTAATTTTATGACCGACCGTGAAGATATAACCTATATTAGATGTAGAAATGAAAAAGAATTGATAATGGAATTTATGAAATTCTGGTTAAAGAATTATCCAGATGTTATCACAGGTTGGAATACTAAATTCTTTGACTTGCCTTATTTAATGAATAGAATTAAATATGTTGCAGGAGATAAAGTGGCAAATAGAATGTCTCCTTGGAACTTAATTAATAAAGATGAGATTGTAGTAAGAGGTAGACCTCAAACACACTATCAATTATTTGGTATTGTTATGCTAGACTATCTTGACTTATACAAATGGTTTATACCAACAAGACAAGAAAGTTATAGATTGGATTTCATTGGAGAATTAGAACTTGGTCAGAAGAAACATGTAAATCCTTATGATACATTTAAAGAGTTTTATGAAAAGGATTTCCAAAAGTTTGTAGATTATAATATTCAAGATGTTGAAATAGTTGACGCATTGGAAGATAAACTTGGTTTAATTGATTTAAGTTTAACTGTTGCATATGAATCTAAAATTAATTATGATGATATATTTTCGCAAGTAAGAGTGTGGGATACCTTAATAGCAAACCATTTATTACAAAAAAATATTTGTGTACCTCCTAGAGAAGAACATCAAAAGGATACCAAATATGAAGGTGCATATGTAAAAGACCCTGCTTTGGGAATGCATAATTGGATAGTTTCATTTGATATCAATTCACTATATCCACATATCATAGTACAATATAACATATCGCCAGAAAAAATTATTGGTAGTTCTTCTCAAACAGTTAGTGTTAATAAGATGTTGAAAGGTAGTGTTCCACTAGACTTCCTAAAGACGGACAACGCTAGCCTTACGCCTAATGGTATAATGTTCAACAATGATAGTCAGGGCTTCTTACCTGAAATGATGGAGAAGATGTACAAGGACCGTGTTGTTTATAAGAAAAGAATGCTTAAAGCTAAAAAACAATATCAAAAGACTAAAAATCCAGAACTTAAAAAAGAAATTGCTAGATGTCATAATATACAATGGGCAAGGAAGATTGCTTTAAATTCAGCTTATGGTGCAGTTGGTAATCAGTATTTCAGATATTATGATGTTAGACAGGCAAGTGGTATTACCACAGCAGGTCAATACATTATTAGATTTATAGAAAAAAAAGTAAATGATTATTTGAATCAGATATTACAAACTGAAAAGAAGGATTATATTGTTGCGTCTGATACAGATTCAATATATGTTAACTTTGATGACCTTGTAAAACAAACTTGTAAAGATAAAACAGATGAACAAATATGTGATTTTTTAGGTAAGGTATGTGATAACAAAGTAGAACCTTATATTGCAAAACAATTTAAAGAGATTGCAAATTATACTAACGCATTTAAAAATGCCATGGTTATGAAAAGAGAAATCATTGCTAACAAGGCTATTTGGGTTGCGAAGAAAAGATATATGTTAAATGTTTTAGATGAGGAAGATGTTAGACTTGCAGAACCTAAATTAAAACTTTCGGGTATTGAGGCAGTAAAATCTTCCACACCACAGGTTTGCCGAGTTAAGATTAGAGAAGCTATTAAAACAATTATGAGTAAACAAGAAACTGATTTACATAAACTAGTTGCAGATTTTAAAAAAGAATTTTTAGGTATGGCACCAGAACAAATTGCTTTTCCTAGGTCTTGTAATAATTTGAAAAAATATAGACATGCAAGTGATGTCTTTATTAAAGGAACACCAATTCATGTTAAGGGTGCATTGATTTATAATCATCAAATACAAGAGTTTGGTTTAAAACACAAATATCCTAACATACAAGAAGGAGATAAGATTAAATTTATAAAATTAAAAGAGGCAAATCCATTTAAGTTTGATGTGATAAGTTATATAACAACTTTACCAGAAGAATTTAAATTAAAAGAATATATAGATTATGAATTACAATTTGAAAAGACTTTCCTAGACCCTATGAGATTTATATTAAACTCTATAGGTTGGGAACATGAGAAGAAGGCAAGTTTGGAGGCATTTTTTGGGTGATTTTATAATGTTCTTTGCTATGTTGTTAGGTGGATTTTTTGCTATGAGTAATATAACTTTTGTACAATTTTGTGTACTGTTATTGATAATTAAATTTATATGGACGGCATATGTTTCTTAAAAAACGGTATAAAGTTATCTATGCAGACCCACCATGGCATTTCCAAAATTGGAATAATGCTAATGCTCAAACTAATCCAGAAAAACATTATCCAACTATGACTATGAAAGATATAATAAATTTACCTGTAGGAGATATTGCAGATGATGATTGTGCTTTGTTTATGTGGTGTACCGATCCATTATTACATAAACAAATACCAATTGTTGCGAAATGGGGATTTGATTATAAGACTGTAGCTTTTCATTGGGTCAAAACTAATAAGAGTAGAATTAAAAATTATTATTTTAAAGGACCTGGTTATTGGACTAGAGCTAATAATGAGATATGTATTTTAGCAACTAAAGGTAAACCAAAAAGAGTTAGTGGTAATGTTGATAGATTAGTTGTTGATGAAAGAAGAGAACATAGTAGGAAACCTGATAGAATTAGAACAGATATAGTTAAATTGTGTGGTGATGTACCAAGAATTGAACTATTTGCAAGACAAAAAGTAGATGGTTGGGACAGTTGGGGTAATGAAGTATGACCTTGACAATATCCATTTTGTGTGTTATCCTAATACTCGCAATACCAGTTATATTATTAGTTATGTGGAACAATGAGAAACCTAGAGATTAAACAAGCATTACATTGCTCAGATATTTTAAGAAATTATTTTAATAATCTTAATCGTATTGATGATTATTTTAAATTAAGAAAAATAGAAAGAGTTAAAAATATTCCACCTCCATTACCTGGATTTGGATTAGATGAAGATATGTTCCAAAGTTATGGTATGGAACCTGAAAAAATGGATATAGAGGTTGTTGAAATGCAACACTCCACTTTTAACACAATGTTAGAAATGATTGCTAGTTTTTCTCCAGACCAGGCACCAGGTAAAGAATTAAAATTAATTGTAAAAGAAAAATCTTCTAATAAAATTGTTGGGTTTATAAAATTAGGGTCACCTATTATTAATTCTAAACCAAGAAATAATTATTTGGGAGGGACACCAGATTTACCTATCTTTAATAAGAGAGCTATTATGGGTTTCAATATAGTACCAGTACAACCATTTGGTTTTAATTATCTTGGTGGTAAATTGTTGGCATTGATTTGTTGTTCTCATAAAGTAAGAGAAATGCTAAATAGAAAATATGATACAGAATTTTGTTTGTTTGAAACTACAAGTTTATATGGTAATATAAAAGGTACATCTATGTATGATGGACTGAAACCATATTTAAGATATAAGGGTGATACAATGTCAAAATTTGTACCAACTTTAGGTGAGGAAACTTACTTTAATTTAAAAGATTACATTGAAAATATTATAGGTGAGGATATTGTACACAAAGGTGCCTCTAGTAGAAAGTTAAAAATTACTACAGCAATAATTGGTATGGTTAAGAGAGCATTAAAAGGTACAGAATACTATGATAGCTTTGTTAAATCTATGGCAAAAGCGGAAGGTATTACCACACAAAAAAGATTTTATATGTGTGATTATGGATACTCCAATGTCAAAGATATATTGTTAGGTAAAACTGATAAGTTAATTAAAGGTGATAACTATGATAAGTTTGAATTAGAAAATCTTATAAAGTGGTGGAAGAATAAAGCAACTAAAAGATATAATAAATTAAAAGAAGAGACCAAATTAAGAACTGAATTGGAAATATGGAACAATCAGACTATGAATAAGATTGATATAATAAGATGAGTTTAGATAAATTTATTAACAAACAACCATTAGGTAAAGAAAATATTTATCAGATATTAGTTATTCCTAATATCACTAGACAAAGAGAACTATCAAAGGATAGTTATGTACTAGTAATGTCCAATGTTATAAAGGAATTAAACAAGAAAAGAAAAGACTTATTCTTTCATATGCCAATGCCATCACATTGTAAAGAGTTTGATTTTCCAAATGTTAAACAATACATATTTACTACACCTACATTTCCTAATTCTATGAGGTCTCATTATGATTTCTATTTTTGGAAAACTATATTAGACGCTAGAGATATGGAAATAGATTTAGTGTTCTCACATTTACCAGAACAAACAACAAATGTAATGAATAATATGATAAACTTATATAGTCAAGATGTACCTGTTATTGGATACTCACATTGGATAGAGAATAAAGAAAATAATCCTAGTATGAAAGTTAGTTTTTATCATTATAATATTACTGGCATGTTATTAATGAAAGCATGTGGATTTAATACTCAAACACAAATAGATGATACACTTGCAGAAGCAGGTAATTATTATAACGAAAGAGTTATTGAAAAGTTAAAAGGTATAATGAGACCGGTTTATTTGGGATTTGAGGACAATAAAATCAGAAAAGAAGTATCAACTACCACTTTCCCTTATATAGTATTCAATCATAGAACACATAATTATAGAGGTTGGGATAAGTTTTTACAAATTATTAAAAAGTTAAGAGATAAAAGAAAAGATTTTAAAATATGGTTAACGATGGCAGACTCTACAACTTCCAAAACAAAATTAAAATCATACTTTGATGACTTATCTTTTATTGATTTTGGTGGTTTACCAGATAGACAAGATTATTTGGACAAATTACATAGATGTGTAGCAGGGTTCCACGGTGGTAATCGTTGGGCAATGTCCTCACAGGACGGATTAGGTCAAGGTGTACCTTATGTTTATCAGATAGGTAGTGAAACAAAAGAATTATTTGGAGATTTAAATACTGGTTTTAATACTGTAGATGAAGCAGTAAAACATTTTGACGAGTTATTATCCATTAAAAAATTTAGACATGCACAGGCAAAACTAGCACTTAAACATTGTAAAAAAGTCCATAGTTGGAAGAATAGAGTAGATGGTTTTGAAACAATGATTAATGAGGGACTAGATATTATTAAAAAAGATATTATGGGTGAAACAAAAAGTAGAGATAAATTATTAAAGTTTATAAAAGATAATAAAAAGGTTACAATAGGTCAGATAAGAAATTATATGGGTTGGGGTAAATCAATTGCTTTTAGAAAATATAGAAACTTAATAAGAAGTTTACCACATTATTATACAACAATGGACGATAAGAAAGAACATTACATATATAATAAATAGTATGACCATGACAATTAAACCAGAAGAGTATAAAGACTTGAAAGAGTATTGGGATTTTCAGCGTAAGATAGAATATAATAAAGAGAAGCTTCGTTTGATGACCAAAGAAATGACAGGTAAAGTTTATAATCAATTTGGTATGTTAGATGAGAATGAACTATTTGATAGTCTTTGGTGTAAATTACCACAAGAAGCTTATGAAAATCCACACCCGAGTTGGGTGCCTGAAAACGAAACATATAGATTATGGAATGAGGAATGGCCTTCAAAATACCAATTACCAAAACCGAAAGGTAGACCAGTTGTATTAAGAGCAAAATCTAATACTGGTCCAATTAAACACCCCTATGATGAAGGTTGGTAATATATATATAATATAAATATGAAGGAGAATAAAGTATGACGATTAAGATTGATAGTAAGGACTATGATGAAGATAAAGTTCATCAAATAAAAATGAAGATTGATATGAAAGAACATAATTTTCCACTTGATAGTTTTATCGGTGGTTGGTATATTGATCCAAAAATTTGTGATAGTTTAATCCAATTATTTAAAGATAATAAAAAATTACAAAAACCAGGAGTAATAG